GTATTTCTCCTTCTGCTGTATTGACACGACCTTTTAGACCGTTTATTTCTTCTTGGGTATCTTCGGGAGCTGGTGACCAGTCGGTTGCGACGGTGCCTATTTCTAATTTCGGTTGTTTTATTTGAACAAATCCTTTAATGTTTCGTATTAACATGGTAACAGAATTTCTCATACTACTAATGTCTAAAGGTAGAGAAACAGTTCTAGAATATCTTCTCCATTCCCCATCAGTATCTAATGTTGAACGGAGTTGAACAGTTAGATACCTAGTAGTGCCATCATTTTCATAGTAAACACATTCAACACCGATCCATGGACTTGTGCCTTTTTCATATCCAGTACTTCGTGCCTCGATTGAAATTGTAACTTCTTTCCCTTTAGCAGATTCAAAAAAATTAGGCGATACTGTTATCCCATTAATTCTCACAGTATCAAATGAGTTTGGATTATCTAATGTTAGAGGTTCGGTGGTTGTATTTAATAGAAAATTCCTTCCACCAATTTCAAGCCCCTCAACTTCAGCTTCCACACTTTCAACACGTGTAGTCACTTGGTCTGCTTTAGCTTCTACATTTGCTATTTTAGTGCTTAAACTATTTTCTACTTGATTAAATTCTGTTCTATCCGCTTTAAGTCCGATAGCTTGTTCGTTCTGACCGATACGTGTACCGTGTGACTCTAACTGTTGCACGATACCGTCTTTATCGGTTTCGTATTGCGTTTTGGAAACAGTATTATTAATCATGTTGTCTACATCTTCTATCGTGTAGACGTCATCCTTGTTTGCCTTGCTCACTAACTGACCACCAACATATTCTAAGTCCGCTTTATCAGCCATATCTTGAGCAATTTGATCCATCTGATTTTCATATACTGTTTTAGCAACGGAATACATTTTAGCTTGCTCTAATGCACTATTAGCCTTTTGCTCTGCGACTGTATCAGCATATTGTTCAACGTCTAACTTAATCTTTTTATCTTCTTCAACAGCAAAGGCTTTAGCGTTTTCTTCTGCTTGTATTCCTGTCGCTTCGGCAAACGTTTTTCCTTCCTCAAACACCGTTTCGTCTTTTGTATCGATTGTTAACTTATCATACGTGTATTCAACCATTTCATAGTGAGATACACGGTTTTGAATTTGTTTTTTCAGCTGTTCCCAAATAGAATGTACTTCTTCTTCGGTATATTCGATATAGTCGCCTAGTTTAATGCTTTTCTTTTCATTAGTGACGATTGACCGCTCTTGTTCAAATACACGTGCTTCTACGTATAATGGTGGATTAAATTCCGTATCCTTTATTTTAATCGTGTCACCGAAACGGATCTTTTCGTGTTCTAAACCTGCAACTTGCTCTAAATCAGCAATTTCACACTCGTATGTTACTTGTGTATTGATACGTTTATTAAGCGCTGTTCTTGTGTACTGTCTAGCTTCGGTTTCAGTCATTTCAGAGCGCTCGGATTCGATTTCGTATACTTCTATATAGTGGTTTAGGGTACCATGCTCATCATACCAACCCCAACGCTGTAAAGCGTCAAAATCTTCAACTAGTACCTCGATTCTAGTGCCATCTTCTCGTTCGGGTCCAAGTCCTAGCAAAGCTGTTACAATATCTTGTTTTTCTACTCTGCGTATGCCTACTAAATCTTTTCTAAACTCGACTTCTCTGCCTCGCCATTCACCGATTCGTTCTAAAAAATCGACATAGCGACCTGTTATTTTTCTTCCGTCTGTTTCGACTCTAAAACGTAATTCGACTTCAAAATCTTTAGCGATACGTCTTAAATTTTCATACGGACTTGTGTGTGCGTTAATCGAGATTGTTTTATTACCTTCACCTTCAACAACGCCTACTTGCCAACCTGTTTTATTTAATGCACGACCTGTATGTTGCGAGATAGTGCCTTTAAATTCGTTTGGATAAATTACGTTCGTTTTCTTTAGTTCTAAGTAGCTACCGTGCGAAAAGACCTGCACTTTCAATCCTTCTGTGTCACGGTATTTAGCGACCTCGAATATAACAAATTCACGATACGTCCCATCTTCATCAGGAATAATAATTCGGTTCCGTTTTTCCAAATGTTGAGTGTATGACTTATCGGCAAACGCTATAAATTCAAACGTTTCAAGCGTATCTTCTAGCGATTTTTTATGTGTGTCGTCTATTATGTTATCTGCTTGTATATAGTCGAGTATCTCGTCTGTTTGACCGTCTAAGATGTGTATTTGTGACAAACTACCACCACCTTTACAAATACCTTTCCCTGAATTTAACCCTTGTCCTAAAACTGTTTTCAGGCGTGACAACAAGCAAGTTTTCGCCCTTTTTGAGCGTAAAAAAAGAAGCGCCAAAGTTTTTAAGGTCCTTCCTAGACTCTCCGTTTAAGCGTATGTCTTTTTCAACATGATCAAATTCTAACATGTCACCAGGATAAAGAACATAAGGCGTCACATCTTCTGTTATTCGTGCTAATTCAAACACTTCTACGCTGTTTATTCTTAGACGTGTCGGGTATGGTCTATCGCCCCATTTAGCGACATATAGAGTAATGTATTTTAGTTTTCCTTGATATAAATTATTTACATCGTTATATGTGCCACTCCAATATCTAATATGCTTTTGATTCTGCCACTCACCAATGTAAAAATCGATTCTCTTACCTTGTCGTTTCGCACGTAAATAAAACAGCGTTGTTTCACGTGCTTTATCGTTCTTTTGGTTATCTCCTATTAAGTAACCATTCTTAGAACCAGAACCACGATATGGACCATATCTCGCTAACGGTGTACGCCTCTTATATGTTCTACTGTTATCTTTAATTGCGATTGTACCTAGCATATTCATATTTTCATCTAAAAAATTAATACCAATGCGGAAATTTTCTTCTTCTCGTCTTGATATGATGTCGAATGTCGTTTCTATCTCAAAGTCTTGTATTGGTGATATTTCTTTATATACTGCTGGACCGTGTAACTTATCACCTGTACCATATCCATTAGCACGTATTCCTGCTCCATCACTTGTCATGGTGCCACCAATGTTTTTGACAAAGTGATTATCTAGCATATCTAAACTGGCTGTTGACCAGGTATCAATAGTACTTCCATTTTCGTATAACACACTTTTTCGAGTATCTACTACTTGGACATCATCATCTGCAGGTTGTCCCACAAGGTTATATTCGTCATCTTGATTAGAGACCATAGCAAATGCTGTCTTCTGTGTTGCTTCTAATTCGAAAATTGGCAGTGCTTCTGCTGTTCCGTTATTTTCGACTGTGACGATGTCAGCAGGAAATAGTAAGTTCTTTTCGGGACCGTATTTGTATGGATCACTGCATAAAAAGGTTATTGTTCCAACTAAATTGTTAGATTCTTCTTCCGGAATATCGTTTGTTAGCAAGGTTGCGTAAAACAAAGCATCTTCATCAGTAAGCTTCAATTCTCTCTTAGAACCTTCTAACAAAGAATTTAGCTTATCTAACCGTTTCCTAAACCCTTCATTTGTGCGGTCAGATATTTTATATTTAACCGTGATTTCCCTCGGTTCTAATTTAGCGCCGTCTTGTTCGATTAACCCATCCATTCCAGGAACTTCGATTGTGTTTATTTTTTGCGTTAAATTACTTCTTCCACTTACCGTTAAAGTGATAAAGCTGCCATTTTCATCCGTTAATTCTTCATCAAGATTGATTCCATTAAAGACGGTTTGAATAGACAAGGAAGTGCTTCCTGTACCACTTCCTGGAATCGTATCAACAAAACCGTACATAAAAGCACCTCCTAAACAAATGCTCTTTTTACTCTTGTTTTTCTGTCTTGAACTGTTGTTATGTCGTCTACAAATGCGTTAAACTCTTGACCACCTAACACCAGATTGATATAAGCAGGTTGTTTGTTTACTGTAAGCTCGTTCTGGTAGTCATACGCCATCTGTCGTTGCGATTGAGCGTGTAAACTGTTAATTTGCCCCGCAATATCGATTTGCGGCATTTCTCCATAAATAGCATCGGTTAATCCAGCCATCGAAGTTACTGCGACTCTTCTGCCTTTATCAATTGACTTGGCGATGGATTCAGCAATTTGAATATCCATAATATCTCGCAATGCCCCTTCTTTTGCAGGCGAAAAAGGCAAGAAATTACGAATTTTTTGTGTTACATTTCCAATCGCATCCGTAACAGCACCGATGGCACCTTTAATCCCGTTGGCTATCGAGTTAACAATATTTTTTCCGGCGTTTTTAAATTTTGAAAAGAATCCCTTTACAATGTTGTACGCATTGTTCATCCCTGATCGAACAGCACTACGAACCCTGTTGAATGCATTGCTCACTACGCTTCTGAAAGAGTTAAAGATTCTGCTGATGGTGCTTTTGATCTTGCTTAAAATACTGCTTATGATACTAAAAATAGCGTTCCATACTCTTGACACAACGTTATTGATTCCGTTCCAAATGTTGGAGATTATATTTCTGATTCCTTGCATTGAAACATTAATTGTTTCTTTAATGTGACTCCATGCACTTGAAATAAAAGAACGAACGGAACTCATTACTTTTGTAACGACATTTTTAACTTTGCCGAAACCGGATGATACTTTTCCTCCGATAAATTCTAATGCCTTTGAAAAAATCTCTTTTACTTTATCCCACAGTTTACCAATTCCGGTACGGAAGCTTTTTGCGAATGTTTTTGCTATCTTTAATATTCTTCCTACAAACCATAACTGGAAAATGCTACCGATAAACTGGACAGCTCCAGAAAGGATTTGCTTAACCGCATCCCATAATGCACTCCAATCACCGGTAAACAAAGCAGCAAAAAATTGTATGATGCCTGTTATGACGTCAACAGCACCTTGTATCGTTCCCTTTATGGCTTCCCAGGTTTCAATTACAAGCCCTTTCACAATCGGCCATAACGCTTGCATAATAGACCATACAATTTGCGCCATTGTTTGAATTACTGACCATATAATTTTTGTCGCCGTTGTTATAACCGTTGAAATAACACTCCATACATTTTGCGCTGCTTGCAGGATCATTTGTCCGTGTTGATTCCAGAAAGCAACTAATTGCGACCATATATCCATAACAAACGAAACAACGGATGACACAACTTCGGAAATGGTAGAATATACAGTTTGCCATATGGTTTGTGCTATTGTTAGTATTTGTTGGCTATTTTCGTTCCACCATTGCACCAACATTCCCCATACTTGCATAACAAAGTCGACCACTGCCTGGACAATCGGCATGACAATTTCAAGCAATGCATTAAATGCGTTTGTTACTCCGTTTCTGAACGTTTCTGATGTCTGCCATAGATAAATGAACATAGCTGCTAAACCTGCCAGAACGGCAATTACTAAAGCTACAGGGTTAGCCAACATCGTTGCATTAAGAAGCACAAATGCTGCCCTCAAAGTGGTTATGGCATTTTTAACGCTGTTTACAATACCGAGGACCATGTTAAACGAAACAAATGCAGTCGCTATTCCCAAAATTAAAGGCGTTAATGGTCTTAGGACGTTTATGAACGACAAAAAGCCACTAATTAAAACTGGTATCAATGCATTAACGGTGTTAAAAAAGCTATTTACCCCCGCTTTCAATGAGTCAAAAACACCGGAAATTCCGCCAAAGCTACTTAAGCCTTCGTCAATGGCCGCAATCATGTCGGCAAGCCCTTTGACTACCGCCGTTTGTACGTTTTGCCATGATGTAGCAATACCGGTACTGGATTCTCTTGCCATATCAGCAAACCCACCAGTAGCGTTGCTTAATTCGATTAATTTTGCGTTAAATTCATCAAAGGTTATTTCGCCCTCTTTCAGTGCTTCGTACAAGTCATTTTGCGCCGACCTTCCGGTATATCCAAACGCTTCGGCGACCTTGTTTAACGCAACCGGCATTGTTTCCTGCAATGTGCGCCATGACTGCAAGTCCACAGTACCTGCCGCCATCACTTGCACATATTGTTCAAGCCCTCTTGCCGCGTCTGCTGTACTCGCACCAGAAGCAAGGAAAGCATTGTTCAATGCTAAGGTGGTGTCAACAGCACCATCCAAATCACCAGTCATTAGCGCGATTCGTTGAGCGGTAGACGCAACGCTATCAAGAGTCGTCGGCAGTCCGTCGATTCCATCAGACAGTTTATTTATAGCCGCTTCGGAATCAGCAGCATCAAACCCCATTAATTGCAATACTCTTGGAAAGCTGTTTAACGTGTCATATCTCGACACAGCACCACCCAAAGCGCCCGTCAGCATATTAACAGCTCCGATTGTTCCGGCGATCGCTGCCATTTGCTTAATCATCGTACCGATTCCAAAAGTTGCTCTGCCTGCCGTTTTTTCCAACCCTCGAACGTTTCCTGCTGCAGTTCTGAATGCTCTTGCGAACTGATCTACGCCTGTAGCCCTTAAATAAGCTTCAACCGAATATTTTTCAGCTATGCCAATTACCCCCTTTCATTAATCTTTGCAGCGAACTCTGCCATCTTCTTTTGCTTAGGGGTTAATCTGATTTGTCTCTTTTGTTCTCCTATTACTTCTTTCAAGCGTTTTTCATAGTCAAAAAAGTCCTCGAACTTCTTAAACACCGGAACTTGTTTCTTTCCTTGTTCTTTGGATGCTGTTACTACGTGATTGAGCCATGCTTGCAAATGCATGTCGTATTCCTGGTCAATACGTTTGAGTTGATAGGCTTTCATCAGCAGCCGATATTCTTCCAACGTCAATATTTCAACGTCATAAAGACGTTTGAACCCTAAATACCGAAAACAATTAATGACAATCTGTTCATATTGCTCTTTTGAAGTTAAATGTGTCCTTGCGCTTGCATCTGTTGCTCTGTCACTTGATTCATCTTGTTCAACGTAAATTTCACTACTGGCGACTTTCCCATTTCCTCTTTTAAGTCCTCAAATAGTTCTCCCAAATCGCCGTTTTCTTCCGCATATTCCTCGACAGCTTCATCAATTGTTTTCAGTTTGACGTTTTCCTCATGAGCCACTGCGGCTTTGATGATGTTAGAAATGACCGATGGAGAATATTGCGCCAACCCCATGTAAGCCATACTCAAACCAGCACCTAGTTCCAATCCTTGATAATCGATTTTGTACAAAATATCTAATTGACGTACAAACTTCATTCCGAACTTTAATTCGTATTCCTTACCTGCGACTTTGAACTTCATTTGTGATCCCCTTTCTGTTTTTTAGGAATAAAAAAAGAGAAGGAACAACCCTTCTCTTGATTAAATAACCGGATCGACCACAGTATCTTTGAATGCGTATTGTACTGCTTCTTCCTGTTCGGCCGTTAGTGTTGCAAATCCGAACTGTGGTTCCATTTCAACAGTAAACGTACCGGAGAATGTAGCGTCATCTTCTGACCCTGCTTCTTCTTCCCATTCTCCTAAATATCCTTGACAATAAACGGCAGGGAATTTGCCTTCCTCGTTTTTCACATCTTCATCAACTGTAACTTCCCATAATTCTAGCTTTTCACCTTTAATAACGGCTGTTTTTAATTCAGTCACTAAAGGGTCTCGTTTTGATTGCAGTGCTTCAAGGCTAACCTCTGATTCTAAGTCACCTGGACGGACAATTGTTCCATCTTTTGTGACGATCCGTTCCAGTTCGCGAGAATAGCTAAATGTGTGCGTTGTCTGGAACGCTAATTTTGCCGCATCTGTAGTTTGATCTGCCAAACGTCGGAACAACAAAACCTTGTTTTTACCGTCTAATACCGCTTTAATAGCTTCTTTTGACATTTATTCATCCTCCTAATTAAAACTAAATTCTATTTCCAAAATCCCGTGTAATAACGGTTCTCCTGATTCAATCTCGGTTAACACCTGTTCGTTTGATCTCCTGTAAGATACATAAAAGTTTTCTGTGCGTTTTAGCTTCATGCACTCGTTTTTAATGTTGTTTATCATTGTCGTCAGCTCTCTTCGTCCACGGACGGTGTGGTAAATATGCATTGTTTGCGTCATAACCCCCGTTACCGTTGACTTGTTTTGCGTATCGTCATTGATGTATTCGCCAACATAAACGAACGGATAATCCACTTCATCGGCGGGTAAATAATCATAGACGCTGTAACCTAACTGATGAGCAATTAGGAATACAGCGTCGTAAATCTGTTGTTGCGGACTTTTAATGTCTATCACAGCATCACCCTATTTCATTAGTCGGCGCATGTCAGATATGAACTTTCTCTTTTGTGTATGGTAAGCAGGTCTAATATGAGGTCGACCCGGCTGAAACCGCGTTCCATACTCTTGGTATGGCGCATATTCCGCCTCACTTGCCACCTTGGCCGTATAGCCTTGGTCTTGTGAATGAAGCTTGATATTACGCCTTAGGTTGCCGGTATCTACGGGTGCCAAACGTTGCGCATGTCGATGCATTTCTCTTCCGTTTAAACGAACAGTCCTTTTGACGTCATTCAAATTAGCGTTCCTGCGTAGTTTTCCAACCAGTTTATCTGTTCCTCTTATTGTCAGGGATCCTTTAGCCATTGATGCCCTCCAAATAAAAAACGCCCTTCCTGTAATCGGAACGGCGCATTACATTAAACTTTTTCGTTTCATCGTCGTTGAGATAAACGTAATCTACTCTTCCCTGATACGGACGTTGTAACCTAGCAACCATCGTTACCCTGTCTGTGCGCCCAAATAACTCATTCTCGCGGTTTATTCCCAAATACGATAGATTACATGGTTTGGTTGTTAAAACCTTCTCTCCGTCGACATATTCGCCTCGTATTGGGTCATAATAGGACTCCGCATCCTGGACAAATGTAATCCTATCGTCAAACCTCATATAAACAACACCTTACCTCTGCCCGGACTTTCAGGAGGATCCTTGTATGCTGATATGATACTTTCATAAGGGGTAAACTCATCTCTTAAGTCGTAAAAGGTCACCGAATGTCCTTCCACGGACTCTGACTGCATCCCCTCTGTTCCCAGTCGGTTAAAACGCCGTATGGTTATCTCCTCAACGATAAAATCCAACTGCTCAGGAATCTCATCACTATCAAGCAACGCTTTTAAGTGGCTTGACACGTTATCAATAATGATATTGAGGACATCATCCTGTAATGAGTCCTCAATACCAAGTAGTTTTTTAATACGTTCTAACATTAGTTATCGCCTACTTTACCATGCAGCCTTTCAACCAACTGGTCCTTTGTGTCGCTAGACTTATAATCAATTTCCAACTCATCTAACCTTGCTTTGATCTCGTCTTTGGTTACGTCTTTCAACTGTTCGGCAGTCAGTTCTTCAAATGGTTTCCCTTGAATCGTATAAACGGGTTCAATTAAGACCTTGCCAATCAGGTTGTTTGCGGAAGAAAGTTCATCTATTCGTTCTTGCGTAACTTCCTTCCCTTCCCTTGGGTAAATGTCTCCGACCCAATAAATGTAGTCATTATCCTGCAAATCTTTAAACGGCTCAATCACCTTATATTCAGGCATCATATACCTCCTTATGCTCCGGCCGGTTCTTCTGGAGTACCTGGCTCGATTTTAGCGAACGCCTCATCATTCAACACCATAAATCCAATATCCATCGTTGCGCGGATAGCAATAAGTTCTCTCTCGAATAGGTTGATTGGCTGACCGTTTTCGTCCACGATGGAAGACAGTTGTGCGTCCTCGGAAATAGCATAATTTAAGTTATAAGGAATACCATAGCGAACGTAGTTAAAGTTACCTGCAAATAGCTCCCCTTTTTGCATCTCGCTTGAGTTAAGGTCAACGACTGGCGCGCCGTCAAGCGTATTTGTGTTACGGTCATACAAGCGAACCGGATCCACAACCGTATCGCCTTGTGGCACCCCGTCAATGACACGACGAAGCAATGAACGGTTTTGTGTCTTAGAAATAAACGCATTGACATCAAAACCCGCATCGTTTACGTAATCAGTTAGTTCGAAGAATGTATCTCCGTTAATGTCTCCCGTTACCACATGCCCTGCTGTTGTTACAGAATCTTCTAGCGACTGAGCAAACGGGTTATCCACGCCTAAAATAGTGGCTTCGTCAAACTTTTTATAGAAAGCTTCGGCAATTAGTGGACGAACTTGCGTAAAGAAGTCTGTCACGCTGTAAGTTAAAAACTCACGGGATACTGGTACAATAACCCCTAGCTTGTGCGCTCTCATCGTGGCAGTGAGCCATTGTGGTTTAGATGTTTGGATGGCCTCACCCTCATCTACCCAGTAAGCGCCCACACCATCAGCTAGGTACTGGAATTCTTTTTCCTGTTTTGTCATTTCCTCGTATTGTGCTAACTGCATCATGACTGAGTTTTGCATCACGTCACGAATAACTAATGTCCCTTGCTCCCTTGGAATCTGTCCCGTTCTTGCATCTTGCAGTAATACGTTATCTGGATTAAATTCTGGCATTTCCTATTCCTCCTATTTTATTAATCTTGCTTCTTGCGCCAATTCTGATATGGACGGCGCTTTGCCGCCTTGGATTCCGCTTCCGTTTTTCGGAGTATCCTGCCGTAACTTGGCTTTCACCGCCTCGTTTACCGCTACATCAAACGCCTTCTTAAAGTTGTTAATATTCTCTAGCGTCCTTTCGGCATCTTCTGCCAGCAAGAAATCCGCAAACTCAGTAGGCAATCCCTTCTTGTTAAGGTCAGACACAGCGTCTGCCTTCAACTCCTTGCGTTCGATCTCTCGCAATCGCTCTTGTAGTTCCTTTTCTTTCTTGGTTAACTCTTCTTCTTTGCGCTCTTTTTCGGATAGCTTAGACAGTCTCTCCTTCTCAGCGAGCGCTTCTTCTACTGCCTTTTGTAGTTCTTCTTGATGTTTCTGCTCACGTCGTTTCAACGCTTTTTCTACAGCCTTGCTGATCTCTCTATCTACATCTGAACGTGTGTATGTTGCATTTTCCTGCTCGCTCTCCTGTTCTTGTTTTTCAGTCATTTCAACATCAACATCTTCGCTTTCAGTTGTATCGTCATCAGCAAAATGCTGTAGGTTCAATTTCAACGGTTCCATGTCTTACCTCTCCTTTGCCCCATGCAGTCGTTTTCTCCCAATCTTTCGTTTACATAAAAAAACAAGCCCCAAACAGTCTGCTCACAGCCCATTTAGTGCTTGCCCTTATGAAACTATTCAATTGGAATAAAAAGCCCGCACAGTGCGTATTTTTTATAATAAACGCACCTACCGCTTGACTGATAGGTGCAGTTATTCAAATTGTCCTTCTACAATCTTTTTTAATTCTTCTACCAATGTTTTTTGGGTCGTTATTCTTTCATCGTGCAAAACAAATGGTTGGCTGTTCTTATGCTTTTCTTCATCGTAATGTACAGACTAGTATTCCACTCTCAATCCATTTTCACCAATACCTATTCCCCATGTGTATCTCTGGGATTCCATCAAACCACCGCCTTTTTAATTTACAATCCCCTTGATCTCAAATTAGCGTCCCAGGCTTCACGGTCTACATAAGCAGCAACGGAACATCTACAGAAAGGATGAACCGGCGCCATGTTCTCACCCGGCATAGCTTCGATAACATAGAATATTTTTCCGTCTAAAGGCTTGCACACATCACAAGCCCCCTCGGTGGCAATAAACTCATATTGATTTATCCCCATATCTTTGAATGATTCTATTTGCACTTGGGATTGAACTCTTGCTGTTTCCGTAATCAACAACCTTTCTGAATTGAATATGTTCGACTCAACGTTTTGTCGCAACTTCCTTGCCACTTCTATTGGACTTTGTCCGCTTATAACAGCCTCAGATAGCCTTTGTTCCAACTCGGCATGTAAAGCCCTTTTATTCTTCCATATACGGTTACTGAAATCGCCACCGTGGAACTGTCGTTTTGCAATGTAATCAATTCCAGTCCGATCTATTTGAAGACTCTCTCCTAAGATTCCAGCCTGTCGTCTTAACTCTTCCATGCCAACCTCAATCAAGCGCTCGTATACCAATCCCTCAACGCCATCAGATAATGCAATGAGTTCTAAATCAATGTACATGAGCAGTAACTCCATCCGGCTCAGTCGCATTTTGAGGTTGTATATAGCCATTTCACGGTTGGCTCTCGGAGAAAAGTTCTTTTCCCGAACATAACGGGCGGCTTTTCTTTCAAAGTCCCGTATATCCGTCTCATTTGCCAGCTTAATGACATCCTCCATAGACAAACCACTTCTACTGGCGTAATTTGTGAGTGCTGCGCCGATTTCTTTCTCAATCTCCCTTGCTGCATCCCTGTAATATCCTTCTATCCGATCAACGACCTTATAATCGTCTTTCAACACAGAACGGGCATGTTCAATTTCCCTATCTCTCCAATACTCCCGGCTGTTCTTGCTCGTTCTCAGCATCTTCTACCCCCTCACTCTCTTGGGAGGTTCTAGCAAACCCGTAATTGTCCAGGAACGGGTTACGGTTTTGTCTGGCTTGCCTTTCTGCTTCGATCTGTTCGATTTCCTCATCCGGGTTATCGACGAAAGACAGCAAACTCAGTTTTGTTTGTTCCGATAACTGACCGCCAAGTTTTGTAAAGGCATCTATTTCCTCACTCAGTGATTTTGGCAAGTTCGGCGTAAATGTAATGGTTAGTTGATTCACGTCAAACTCGCCTTCGGAAGCCGTCGCCATAATGTTATTGATTAGACGATACCTATCACGTAAGGACTTCTTAAATAATCGTTCTTTCGTTGCTCTAACCTGCTCTAACCCGAATAACTTATATTTCATGCTCTCTCCACTTTGAACGCCGGAGAACTTCTCATCATTCAGGTTAGGTGTGTTTGTAAACTTGTGTATATCGTTTTCTATCCGTGTTTTGTATGCCTCGGTACCTTGTACGTCATACTGTTTGTAAATGAAATCAGCGTCAGCTTGTGACGATCTGCCATCCAACCCTGGCTCTGTTTGCAGCATAAGAATGTTGTTCTCTTTCATCTTCTTTGCCGACTCCACGTCAATGTCAAGGTTGCCGACAATCTTCAACATAGCATCGTTTAAATCTTGCATATAGTTAGCAATATCGCTTTGTGCACTGTCGTATAAGTCAATCAAATTAAGTACGTTTTCAAAATCGCCTTGGCGAAAACGGTTGTTGCTGTATTCGATAATCGGAACGCCTTGGAAGTAGTGGTATTCTTCTTCCTCTACCCGTAATTTGAACGCATTGTCCATGCTGTAGGTGATCCGTCTATCGTCCGTATACAAGTAAACGATAATGTTATCCTGGTCGAATCGGTTTCCAATGTACCTAATACCTGCAATTGGCCTCATTTCCACCGTATCATCGTAAATGACGAACGTTTCCAACACATCAAGTATCGTAAATCTTGTTTCGTCGTATCGGTTACGGTAAAGCAACTCATAAGCCCTGCCGTAAATGGATTGATCCAAAACCAAGTCTGAGTTGTGTTCGTCGGCGTCGTTGTCACGGTTCAAGCTCCTAATCTGTTCGTTCACATCCTCATCAGGATATGAGGTCTTTAGCGGCACCCCAACCATATAACCCTGAATAAATTGGCTCACATATTTGGCGAAGTTATGGGTTGCTCTATGGTCGGCAAGGTGTTCTTCTTTTCTGCGTTTCTGTTGCAATATTGTGGAGTTATTCCCCTTATAGTAATCTTGTAGCACCTTTAGCCGTGGCCGTTGGTGTTCTCCGTGGTGCTGGATCATTTTCGCTAAATCGTCCGGGTTGTTTACCAAATCCTCCGCACTTGAATAGGTGTAGTGTATATTGGCTTCGTCAGAGAATCGTTGTCTGGTTCCACTCCCATATACGTACCTTGCTATCTCAAATTCATTAGGCATGTCATCCCTCCTTTATTTGGTTTCCCTCTCTATCAAAGATAATTTTGATCCCTTTTCCGTTTTCGAATTTAACTTCTATGACACTAACCGGTTCACCATTCAGGGTGGAAACCAGGTTATCTACCGCTTTCACCATATTGTTACTCCTTACAATCCCAAAGACTGCAACGCCTTGTATTTCTCCTTCTTGTCTTTTGCTTTGCCTAGATGGTAACGCTCCATGCTATAGCGCAAGGCGTCAATGATGTGGTTGTTTGCGTCTATCGGTTCGTTCAACCATTTACCCTGTTTGTCTTGTTTAAAAGTGTAAGTATTGAATTCTTCGATGGTGTGTTCACAAGTTGGATGAATATATATATTGAATCCTTGTAAAAAGGTAATTCCGTGCATGATACTGTCTTTCCCTTTAATTGACGGATGCAGTCTCCTAGCACCTTTCGTTTGCAATTCCTTGATAAGTCTTGGCTCCGCGCTGTCACCAGTTATAGAGGCTTTTAACAGACCCTTATCTCTCAGCATGTTAAATATGTCGTCTGTTACCATCCCGACCTCGTAATGTTCGTCATATATCCATATCTCACGTTCATCTAAATCTACGACCGAACTAACCAACGTTGTTGGGTCATTAGTGAATCCATAGTCCATGCCGTGTGTGGTTTCCTGGATTTCTTTAATCTTTTCAAGTGGATCGAAATGTTTCACTTGGAAGTTTTCGAACACTAACCCTTCGGCGACGCCCCATTCACCGTCACAAACGATTCTGGCACGTCTTGGGTTGGTACGGTACAAATCCTCGTATCTCGACCTGTCTGTGTCGTCTAGCCATTCATTCATCCGGTATGTCGTCGTTATGGCAAACGTATCCTTCTCCCGTGTTTCAGGATCAAAAAAAACTCTTTTAAGCCAATGGCGATCGCTCCATGGGTTGAACGTAAGTGTGATCTGTTTGAAAAACTCAGGATCATCATGACTACCACGAATAGATTCGACCAGCGTTCTAAAGTCATCCTCTGATTCTATCTGGTAAGCTTCCTCTATCCATACCCACGAAAGGATACCAACATCTACGGAAATGGATGTAATTTTAAGTGGATCATCCAGACCTCGGAATAATATCTTTTGCCCAGTGGGCAAATAAGTAATCTCAGGTAATGATTCATTAAACTTAAATAAGTGCGTAACGCCCATTCGGCTAGCTGCCCATTTGAAGTCTGTGTAAGTGGATTGTTTGTTTGTGTTGGAGTACCTTCTGACAACAAGCAAGTTTGCCCATTCATATCTCATGATGCGGTATATAAAGTTTAAGGCGGTATTTTTACTTTTCTTAGAGCCACGACTACCTTTGACAACTCGATAAAACTGCTTATTATGCCAAAAGCGATTATAACCGCCTCCTATGAGTTCTTTTACAGAAACTTGTTTAGTCATCCTCTGGCACATCCTCTACAAATGTAGGAGTGATGTTTTCAACCTGTTGCTTTTCAGTCCACATAGAGTAACGTTTACCTAACAATTCGGCCGCTCTTATTTTTGCTTCTATAGCCGGAGGTAATTGTTCAACCTTTTGCGCTCCCGCTCCGATACCAACCAACTCAGTTCCCGACTCTTCCCCTCGTAATATTCTTGTAAGGGTTTCAAGAACCTCGTTTTGGCTCGCTATGCGCTCCTTGTCCTTTTCCTCCATCCTTTCAGCTATATAGTTCGCGATCTCAGGTTTCTTCAAGTTTTCATGCCCTATCCTGTCTGCGGTTTTCTTGCTATACCCTGCTTTTCTTGCCGCTTCCGCTGCGTTTCCAGTTTCGATATAGTAATCAGCAAACCTTTTTTGTTTTTCCGTTAATTTAGACATTTACATACACCTCACTCCTTGTGGTAAAAAATAAAAAGACACCCACTTTTAGCGGATGCCCTATATAGACTACAGAGGAGAACTTCCTCCCCTCGTTTTGTTTTCACTTGTGATTAGACGTATTGGAAAGTATTGAGGTATAAAAATTCTATATTATCATTATAACATCATACTTTCAACTTTTCTGTTGCATGTTTGTTGCCTTTTCATGTTCATCCATAGCCTACGAATATACTGTTCCGAATACCCTAATTCGTCTGCGACTTCTTTGTGCGTCATATTCTCCACTATCCGTAAATATGCTATTTTATATTCTAGTCCGTCAAACTCCTGCATTAACTTCTCAATGCGTTCTTTTGACCTTTCCAGCATTTCCAATCTGTCGTACAACTCATTTCTCGACTTAACCAACTTGTCCACTTGAAAAATTGTTGTGTTTGCCCCATATTTATCCGATAAACTTCCTCCGAAGTACCAACGCTCGATTGCTTTATTGATTGTTTTCAATTGTTCTTTAATAATGTCGATTTCCCTTAGTATGTCTGAATAAGAATGCATTATTTGCATCGGATCACCCCGCATTATCTATTTTAAAACTTGCTCACACAATAGTTAGCAATTCTAGTAATCCCACTTATTTTCCCTCCCTCAATTCCATCACAGTCAAAATCGCATAAATCGTGATAGCTTGGCCTCTAAACGGATGGCGCTTGAAATTAATCCGTATTCCTGGAACTGTTTACTAAAACTGTCGCCGTAATCTTTATTCTTAGATTCATAGGTTTCGGTTAGATAATTGCAGATATTTTTGTGTAATTGTGTTTTATTCATCCTCTATCCTCCCTTTCTGCCCATAATGTTAAATTTTCTTCCAAAAGTTCGTTGATTAGGTCTTTATCGTCTTTCCGTTCCAATAACAGAATGATTATAGTAACAATCGCCGCCGTTAATAATGCCGCTAGTGTTGTTGTCATGGGTTACCTCCTAACCACCCGGATGCCATGCTTGTTTACATCCGGATTCTTTTGCTTATATCCTAATTGTTTATAAAATCTTAGTTCGTGTTTGTTGAAGTGTCCCGCGATTACTAACGTCTGCCCGTCTTGCTTTTTGTACATCGTTATCAATATCCGTTCGCCTGCCTTTCGTGATTGATTTTGTTTTTCTCCAGGTAGGCTTGTTCGACTTGCTCCCAGGTGAAGCCTAGCATTTCAGCAAGTGCGAAAAATCTATTTACGATATTAAAATAACATCCCATGTCGAAGTACCTTTTTCCGCTCTTTTTGTAATAAGTGTGACTGTCAGCCAATGAAATCGCATCTTCATCAAGTCTGCTTATCATTTCGTGTACGTGTTTGGTTTTTGTCATTCCGTACATTTTAGAAACATGTATTCTTTCTGAAACACCTAATTCATTACCTATGGAAAGGATAAAATGGAGTGAATCAATTAGTTCTTCTAGTGCTCTTTCTAAGTTATTTTCCTTATTACTCCAAAACTTGAACTCTTCTGGTAGCTCGTTCAACAACTCGAACAATTCAACTCTTAAAGCGAGAATCTTTTTATCTAGCAGATCAACACCTTGTAGGTTATGTTCTTCCACAATGTATTTATCTAGTTCTGCTTGCGGTGCAA